TATGCTTCTTGAAAACCAATTTGTGCTTCTGCACATTGATACTCTGTTGAATAAACTGATGCAGTATACTTAACCGATGGTTGGTTAGGCATTGATATTAACATTAATAATAAAAATATTTGAGCCATAATTATTTAACATTGGGAATAAATTTCCAAAGATTTGCAGCTGTTATATTATGCTTATTAGGTTTAACCTTTACAGATTTATACTTTGTGAAATTCTTTTTAGTTGCAGGCAACAAAGGTTTCTTTTTCTTTACCTTCTCCATAGGAGAAGAGCCAAATGTAACCTTATGTTGTAAATGAGGAGGAACCTTAAGATTCACTGTTTTCCCCGTTTGACTTCGACTTATCGTCATTCTTTTTTTCGTCTTCCTTTGGTGGTTCTTCCACAGGTTTTGCGTCTCCGCCAATCTTTACTTTTCCCATAGAAAATAATTGGTTAGGAGTCCATGTTTCTTCAGCCATAATTACCTCCGTAATTTATTTGTTTATCTTACCTTTTTTCTTAGCTTTACTACCCCACTTACCGTAGGATTCATCTCTGCTTGCTTTCAATTGTTTCTTAGTACGTTTCTTTTTCTTACGCATCGCAATAGATTCATCCTTGCGATCCTTGTAACCTTGTTTCTTTTTAGCCATAGTATTCTCCCCTATTTAAAGATTAAGTTATTCATTATAGCAGACAAAGGGGGCACATTCAAGCCCCCAATGTGTTACTTTATGAGGCCCATTGAAGCCATTCTTTCTTGGGTTTCTTAGGCACGCCTTGTTCGGCGACCACAGGAACTTGGAAAGTTATACCGTATTGTGGGTGGGTAAACCATAAAGCTTGTTTAGGTATCTCAAAAGCGAAACGATTACTCATAGCGTATTCGTCGTAGCCCTTAAGCGAGCCGTTAACTATGGCTCCTTTTATAGAAATATACTGATGGTAGTGCCCCATGATAACATAGTCAATGGACTTACCAAAGTTGGTATACTCCGATCTCACCTTCTGAACACCACGTGCTATAGGCCCAAGCATACCCACGATGCCCGTTCCTCCACGGACTCCTAGCCTATCACCATGTGTCAGCAGATAACTCGTATCATATATTTTATAGTACGCATCAAATCCCGTAGGGATTAAGAACTGCACACGCGTATCTTTGTTGGCAGTAAAATGTTTCTCCAACATATTATACAGCATCCAATCAAAGCTAAGATGCGCGGCTTCCTTGTTTCTCCACTGTTGGTACATGCGACTATGATTTCCATAACAAGTTGGTACGAAAACTTTATTAAATTTATCAGCTAATGTAGTTATCGTCCATATTAATTGGTCAAACAATTCAAGGACGTGATCAATAGAAGTGCCGTCATTAGATTCTATAAGCTCGTCGTGAATGGAGCCAGACATCATGTCACCTCCCAAAGCCAAGACAATTCCTGGATACTTGGGGTTAACCATATGGTTATGACATAAGTCTATAGCTGTCTCTACAGTTGACTTCAATCGCAACTGCGAAATCTTTTTATCAAAGTTGTTTAGATTATTTACGGCGTCTGGTTTGACTACTTCACCGTAATGAAAGTCAGACAAAAATAAAGTAGGAACACCTGGCGTTCCCGTAGCAGGGGAAGACTTGGTAATCCATTTGGGTGGTTTAGCTTTATATTTCCCCAACTTAAATATATGTTTGCGTACATAGTCTGAAGTTACATTTTGCTGTATGGATTCTTCCAGCTGTTTCTTTATGTCTCGTATTTGAGAATCATACACCACCTTTTGTTCGGCCAAAGCTACTTCCAAGCTAGGAGATTTAATCGTGGGTTTTATACCTTCACGTTCAGCTCCTTCTAATCTAGTTATAAAAGTAGTACGAGGAATGTTTAAACTTATAGCAGCTTGGGACTTATTTCCTTTAGCTAATACTAAAGCGTTAACTGTTTCTTGTAATTTGTTTTTCATTTGCGTCTCCCATTTTTAGTTTCTTACGTAGTTTCTTGAAATATCTTTTCTCTCTCTTCACGAGTTGAGCTATGCCACGCCACTCATCTCTGTCTTTAAAGTCTAGTCGTTCCCAATAAGGCACACCCCTTTTGGTTTTTCTAAAATCATAGAAAAGTTTTTTGGCGAAGCCGTCGTACTTAGTTTCTTTTTCTTGGTACATCGTATTCCCTTCCAAAATTATCTATCAATTTTCCGACTCGATCAGGATCCCCTGATGCCATGATTCTAAAATGTTTAACAAAATGTCCGTTAGGCAAATCATCATACAACCATTGTCCATGATTCATTTTGTAATTCATGTTTCTAATCATAGCTTGACAATCTAAATGCTCCCTATAAGCTTTAGCTGTTTCTTCTTTCCCCAAAGATTTATTACGTGACCGCTTGAAACAAGACGCGCCGCGTTCTCTGTATTCTTTCAAATACATCTTATAATCTTCTTTGCTAAGTTCTTTCATCACACACTCCTTAAAAAGCAAAAAGCAACCTAACTCCGTTAAACCTGTCAAACAGAGTCAAGTTGCTTTTATGTGCCCCCTAATTTTTAATACTACCATACTTTTAATTTTGTGTCAAGCTTAAAATGCATCAGCCCAAGTACCAGTCATGGCACCCTTCGCATATTCCGTAGCTCTGTTCTCAAAAAAGTTAGTATGTTCTACTCCGTTTACTACCCAATCGACCCATTCGAGTGGGTTTTCTTTGACTCCATAGTTAGGCTTTAACCCTAGCTGTAGTAGTCTTCTATCAGCTATGTGCCGTATATATTGTTTGACCTCATCTGGAGTGAGTCCTTGAACAGGGCCCAAGGCAAACGCCAAGTCAATAAATTTATCTTCAAGTGATACCATATCACGACATATACTATATAAAGTTTTCTTAAAATTATCATTCCACACCTTAGGTTTTTCATCCAATAGACAATGGAATAATTTAATCATGCTCTCCACATGATGTGATTCATCTCTGATAGACCATGCGACAATCTGTCCCATGCCTTTCATTTTGCCAAAGCGGGTAAAGTTTAACAACATAACAAAGCTGGCAAACAATTGAAGACCTTCTCCGAATGCAGAGAACACCGCCATATCCCTTATCATTTGTTCTTCCGCCGTGCCCCCTTTACTTTTCCAAAGGTACTCGTGCTTGTCATTCATAGCTTTTATTTCTTGGAAAGCCTGGTAGTCTCCATCATCCATACCTATTGTATCATTCAATAAGGAATAAGCATGGGCATGATTAGCTTCACTTGTTGCTATAGCTGATAGCATCATGCGTATTTCCAATGGTTTGAACAAAGGTATATAAACATCCATGTAAGCTTGCGCCACATCAACGTCTCCTTGCGTGAAGAATGTGAGTATTTGTTTTACTAAATTCTTTTCAGGCTCGTCCATCCTATTGTTCCAATCATTAACATCTTCATGTAAGGATACTTCACTTGGTAACCAGTGCATCTTCTGTTGCGTATCGTAGGCTTCAAATGCCCACGGATAACTAAATGGTTTGTAATAATTTCTTTCTTTAAATATGCTCATTGATTCTACCTCTTATGCTTGGCACATGACACAATCTTCTTCGTCATCCTGCCTTACTTTCCTTTCTATTTTTATCGATATGTTTTCCGTATGCTTTATTGCTTCACTTCTACAATAATACAAAGTCTTTAATCCCTTGTACCATGCACGTTTGTGTACGTTGTTTAATCTCCTCACGTTAACATCTGGTGGGAAGAATAAATTTAAACTTTGGGCTTGACAAATATATTTTTGACGCGCTGCAGCCAAGTCCACAAGCCAAGCTTGATCAACTTCAATTGCTGTTTTAAATATATTTTTTTCCTGCGCATTGAGGAAGTCGAGTGACTCAACTGATCCTCTATTAGTAATAATAATTTTCCAAACATCTTTTGTATTTTTTCCTTTCTTCTCTAATAATTCTTCTAGATATTTATTCTTAATTAAAAAAGAACCACTCAAAGTCTTTTGCGAAAATGCATTAGCGCGTAAGGGTTCTATACTTGGAGAAGTATTACCACAAATAATAGAGCTACTTGCATTGGGTGCAATGGCTACCATATGTGAAAATCTTTTACCCGTTCCCTTAAGGTCGGGTGCTTCCCCTCTTTCCTTTCCTAATAACATATTCGCCGCATCACATTTATTCTTGATGTACTTAAATATTTTTAAGTTGGGACCCATGGACATGGGGCTTTGTAATGCAATGCCACTACGCTGTAGATAAGAATGAAAACCCATAGTCCCCAATCCCACTGAACGCTCAGACTCTGCACTTGTGACAGCCTTCTTCATGGTTAAGGGGGCACTCCTAATGAATTTAGTGAGAGTGTTGTCTAGCATTCTCATTAAGTCCTCTATAAATAATTCCTCCTTTGACCACTCATCAAAGTATTCTAAGTTAACACTTGACAAACAACACACGGCTGTTCTGTCCTCATTGGTAGGCAAGGTAATCTCACTACATAAATTGGAGTGATGAACCTTTAACCCTTTGTCTTTTAATTCCTTAGGCAATCCCTTATTAACCGTATCAATGAACATAAGATAAGGCTCGCCCGTTGATATCCTAGCTTCAAGGATCTTTATCCATATGCTTCTAGCTTTAACTGTCTTTACTTTTTGTTTGCTGTTGGGGTCAATTAAATCCCAATCACCATCATCTTCCATAGCTTTCATAAACTTGTCTGGAATTATAACGGCGTGGTGCAGGTTAAGATTCTTTCTATTGATGTCACCACCTGCAGGTTTTCTCATCTCTATAAACTCTATTATTTCAGGGTGTGAAACATCCATATAGCTGGCGTAAGACCCACGTCTGGTGGCACCTTGATTGAACGCCACCATTTGGGAGTCCACTACGTGCATAAATGGAATAACCCCTGTAGTCTTATTACCTTTGCTAGTTGACTGTCCCTGTGAGCGTATATGGCCCCAATAACCCCCTATTCCGCCCCCCATACTCGATAACCAAATGTTCTCGGTATAGTGCGCCGCTAATCCTTCTCTGCTATCGGGTACATAATTTAAAAAGCAACTGATAGGCAAACCCCTATCTGTTCCCCCGTTTGACAGAAGTGGAGAAGCAAACATAAACCAAAGATTTGAAACATATTTATATAGTCTTTCTGCATGTGCTTTATTATCAGCAAATGCTATACATGCTCGGGCAAAAGCTTCTTGTGGAGTCTCCTCTGTTGGTAATAAATATCTGTCCTTTAAGATATCCACAGCATTAGTGGGCAGTAGGGTATCTTTGGTTTTATCAATATCTAATTTCATAATTTATTTTACACTCACACTTCTACAGTATATCACTTCTGCCTATTGAGGTCAATCACTTTCTGCATGGAAAGACAATATTCCCTTCGATTTTTATGTAACCAGAGTCCATCATGGCTCTGATCGTCTGGTCTAACTCACCAGGATTTGGGATTTTTCTAAGTAACTCGCGCTTGAAGGCACCCAATCTTACATGCCTTCTATTTTTCAAAGCCATTGTAGCCTCGAGCCATACTCCCATGTCATGTACGATCCTTCCCGTTCTTGCCATGCCAAATCCTTCTAAAGCTTTCGGCATATTCTTTTCCATTTCAAACATTATTTCTTTAGTGTCTTCCCAATCCTCTTTCATTATTTTTCTTGTTGATCTTCGTGAGGCTGAAACAGACATCGCAACTTTTAAGTAATGAGATACACGACGTTGGCAATACTCTGCCAAGTGTGGGTCGGTTGGTTCTGGTTGCAAGTTGTAATAGATATCTTCATTAGCTTTCTCAAAAGCGTCCTTGTCAAATTCCATAGGCCCATACATTTTCGCAACGTGTCCTAAATCATTTCTTAAATTATCAATCGTGTTATCACTTATAACTTTTTGATTTAAGTCTTGGGGTATTCTTTCCCCTTCATAAAACACGGGAAGTATTCTTGATAGTAACCCTTGTGACTTTGCATCCTCTGGTAAATTATCTACAAACTGTTCTGGTGTTGCACATGCAATCCAATTTAAACAAGGTCCTTCAATAATATATTCACCCGCTGTTTTTGTTTTATGGCTATAGGATTCTTTACTGTCCCACATGTCCGTCATAAACATTTGAAGATACCTTTCGTTCCTTCCCATGAATGTACCAAACTCAGATGTAACTAAAGTTAAAGATGAATCAAAGAATTGTTCTTGTCTGGGATTACTTAAACGTAAATCCAATCGTGTTATCTTTGTCATGTCAACTGCTAATTTTTCTGGAGTTATTCTATCTTGAATAAGATAAAGAGGATGATTTCTTAAACCATATTGGTCAAGACCTGTGTTAAAATTGTGGTCATCTTCCGTTGTACCTACTGGCGTGGTAAGTCTGTTAAATACTTTTGAAAAAGGAAGTATTAAACTTACAGATTTATTACGGCCTGGTGAGGCAATAAGTATTACAAATAAATTAGAACCTATGTTATAGTTAGGCATAGGAAACCATACCCGTCTACCCAATGCACCAGAGATGGACGAAAGCGCTGTCCATTTAGCGAATGGTTTGGGGATGGGACTATTCTTTATGGCATCAACACATGCCTCCACATAATCTGTATAATTTCTTGCCATTATTTTTCATCTAGAAACTTGATATTTTCTGGGGGTATGTGAACTAATTTAACCACCGTAGATGTTGTTTCAATCCACACATTGCCATCTTTGTTTCTTATTAATGAAGGTCCTTCTATCTCTGCCTCATTGCATATGGTAGAAAATTCCCCTTCCTTTACTAGTATCTTTCCGTCTTCTACGTATATTCTTTTTATTGTTTTTTCTTCCATGCCACCATGTCCTTCCATGTATTACCAACCTCAACTGAAGAAGGTATAATCATTTCTTTTCCCTTAACGGTTAAGGGATTGTGCATTTGTTTTAAAACTTCTGGCATTAACTTATCCACCTTATCCACATCACATTGACCCAAGATGGCATCATGGACTTGTCCTAATATATCCAATCCGTCATGTCTTAAATTCTTCCATACTTTTAACAGCCCAAGGTTAAGTAAGTCTCCTATTGTGGATTGGGGTACGTAAGCAATGGCTTGTCTTAGGGTAGAGTTATCCGTTAATCTATCCCAGAACTGTCGCCGTCTGCCCATAGGGGTAATCAAACAACCCGTTTGTTTTAATTCATTAGACACTTCGGTATGCCAAGTACGTATACCTGGAAATGCGCCTTTAATTTTCACAAGTGTTCCCACTAATTCTCCTCCGTCTATTAATTCTTGGAAGCCCCCCTTATTATCTTGGTTGTGCCACCGTTGTAAAGAAGCTAATGGTATCACACCTCCGTAATAAAGCAACTGAAATCTTGTCGCATGTGATAGTTTTATTTTTAAATGTTTAGCTAATGCATGCGCTGACATCCCGTAGTTAGTACCATGACCCGCTCGTTTACACATGTCACGATAAGTGAAGTGTAAATAATAAGGCTTATTGGCCAGTGCCCTGTCTTGTTCAGGGTCATGAGACCAGCCCAAGTTAGGCCAAACCATCTTAACAACTTCAGTATGCAAGTCCGTGCTTTCACATGCATTTATATAATCATTATCTCCTGCCACATAAGCAGTAACTCTTGACTCCGCTTGTTCCAGATCGGCATAGAACATTATCTTTCCCTCATCTGGAATAAATATGGAACGCAATTCTTTTGTAACGTTTTGTAAATTAGTTCCCGTTCTCCACGGGCTTTCAGATGATGACCACCTGCCCGTCTCCGTGCCTGCCACATTATAAGAACAACGTATCCTTCCGTCCTTATCACGCTTGGATTCAAGAACAGATTCTTGTTTAGTTATATCACGCAACGCAAGTATGGTGTGGCAAAAAGGTTTTGCTCTTGGATAAAATTCCCCAAGTTGTTCAAGCGCCGCTCTGTCTGTCGATATCTTTTGTTTGCCCCCTTTGTAAGATACAACGGGCGGCAATCCTAAATGCTCATATAAAATTTTCTTAAGTTGCACGGGGCTGTTATGGTTTAAATCTTTTTCCCATACAGCTTGAGCAAACAAATCAAGCATGCGTTTTAATTTTAATCTTCTCTCTTTTAAAAGGTTTTTCTTTTCCTTTACAGCTTTCTCATCAACCCTCAGCCCTCTTAACATCATGTCCATTGCAGGTTGTAGGCTGTCCAATTCAAACAGATAAGTCTTCTTTGTTAACCCATCAAACTCTGGAAAAATCTTACCCCATATTTCATGAGTAAGTGCGCAATCAAGTGCGCAGTATACCCATTCCGTTTGTTCGGAATTTAAATCTATCTTATTTATTTCTGTGTTTTTTACTATCTTCATTAGATAATTCTCCTGCTATTGCTGAGTATCCCACCATGTCAATGTATGTATCGGCACTTGGATTACCAAATTTAGCTCTTGCTATTTTCAAGAGCAACATAAGGATTGCCACATCATGTGCAGATACATCATGATCGAGATAAGCAGACCATAGGTCAGCAATGTTTTCATGGTTTTCCTTTTTGTTTCCGTATTCGTGTTCTCGTTTTCCTTCCAACAATTTTAAAGCTGTCTTTAAATTTTCTTTTATCTTTATCATCACGCACTCTCCTTATTAATTCATACAATTCTTTTCTTGTTCTTGGGGAATCTAAATCTGCTAAGTCACATACTAGATCAAAATCATCTTGCTCATTTTTAAACCACTCCCACGCTTGGACATGGGCTTTCCTATCTTCCTTTCCATTGCCGTCATATATTAAGTCTTGCAACAGTTGATCAATAGTAGCACGCCATAAACGTACTTGTGACCTATTCTCTCCCCACCTTTCATCAAGCGATTTTGCTGTAAAAAAATGTGGTCGCTTCACTACTCATCAGCTTTTGTGCTCTTCGAGAACTTGGCTAATGTTTTCCATGCACCTTCATTGGTGTATATGGAGCCTAGAAATGCCAAACCTTTTTCCATTTCTGGTTGCAATGAATGATGAGCATGCATGGTATCATGTATAAGTCCTTTGACTTTTATATTATTTTTAAATGATAACCATGATACATCATACGTTTGATTCTGTGCAACCTTAACTGTACGTTCGTCTTCTAATAAATCTTTAACCCATGCCCATGCTTTCGGTTCATCTTCTCGTGACCAATAGTTTTTAAAATGCGGATTGGGCATCCAGAATGGTACGACAATGGAATGTTTTAAAGAGGGGGCAAATCCAATACACCTAGTCTGCCCCTCTGCTGTTTCTATATCGAAAGACAAAGGATTAAGTTCGCCGCATTGATCTATGTACTTACTTTTAAAAGTATATAAGTCATCAATGGTTGGCTCAATCCATAGCTCTCGTTCTATGTAATTAATATTTTTAAATTCTGATTCTCTTTTAGCTTTCTTAAAGTCTGAAAAAACATGTGCCCTAAAGTCATAGTTCTTTAGAACGGAAGAGGGTGGGTAAGAAGTTATTATTTTAAACTCCCTATTTAAATAAGGAACACTTGAAGGAATGATGGCACCCCTATATGCCTTGACCTTATCGAATCCCGTTAGTGCCCACAATGAAACGCCTCCCATTGCTATAATAACATTGGGATTTGTTTCATTGAGTTCGTTGTACAAACGTTGTAAATCTTGCTCCATCTCCTGCTTGAGGTAGCCTAAGGTGGTATTCGGATATGATGAACGCCATTCACTTTCTTTGCACAAAGCCTTGTATTCAGAACGTTTATGAAAAAAGTTTTGAGGATTATCTTGGGCAGGTTTTAATTGAAATGTGTGGGTGAGCATGCAATCCTCGACTTGTATCCCTGCCATTCTACAAATCTTACTAATGATATAATCTCCTGCAAGTATCTTATTCAAACGAACTTCATTTGCATTGGGATAGTCCATAACAATGGCTATCTTTGCCCCCTCTTTTAACTGAGAGGGAACACGATTCTTTACAGCATACTCACCCATGATACACTAACCCTTAAGTATTCTAGATACCGAAGCTTGCAGTATATCTTTGTTGCGCCCAACCATTTCGTGTTTAACAATACCACTAAACGATTGACCGATAGTTTGCTCAAGCATTTCGCCAAACGAATTGCCACTCATACCGAGTGTCTTCGCTAAAAATGCTTTGAGTGAAATGACAGGATTGCCCTGTCTCAGTGCTTTTTTGGTTGCCCAAAATTCCAACCGAGTGCTGTCACAGTTTTCTAAATCTGCATCTGTGATGTCAGATTCTAAAACTGATTGAGCCTTACAGTTGATTCGCACAATTTGGTTTTGATTTTCACCAACCCTATCCGTACGATAACTTGTGATAACAAAATCGTAACTGCCCTCAGGCAACGTTATTGTTTCAGGTATATCCTCTGGATTCATTGATAAAAAGTCAGTAACATCAGCCATTATTTACCTCCTGCTTTGATGTTAATTACATTGTCCTTACCAGACAATCTTTGTCGAGCATTCTTTTGAATAGCTTCAAACAATTTCGCTAGATCTAATGTAGTGTTGGGCTCAATTAATTTTGGAGCCGTTACTTTTAAATCCATGCGATGATCTGAAACTGTACGCAAAGTTCTCTCGACACCTTTGCTTGAACTTCTAGTATCTATTCTGCATACGCAATTAAAATACCTACCCAACTTGGTAGATAATTTGGAACCAACACTAGTTGGGTACGCCTTTGACACACCCAAGTCCCCTTCCATGTACTGCATATGTGTTGTGACTACCACATTACACGGAACTTCTGCACCCGTAATATATTGAATGATGTGCTGAACATCACGCGCGGCTGTTCCCCATTCTGGTTGACTTGCTTGGTCGGTTGGCTTCTTGTTATTAAATACAAGTGCCCCCCTTAAAGCCGCCTCTCCCATCAAGGTCAAACTGTCGATGACCAACACATCTTTAGATGTCCACTTACTTACGGGTCCAAACTCTTCTTCCTCGTCTTTCCAATTAGAAATGAGGGTGACCCCTTTGCGAAAAGCATCTGCCTTTCCAATGGGATCTTTCAACGTAACATAACTAACTCTATTAACTGCGTCAGAATTTAAGAACTCTGGAAGAATAGCTAAGCCGTCGTCGTAATCCAAGATACGTAAATTGTATCCAGAATTTGCCAACTCTGCCAATGAAGCTGTCTTACCAGAGCCACTATCCCCTACGAGTAGTAGCTTAGTCACATCAGTTGATTGATGATTTTTAATACTTGCCATATTTGTCTCCTATAATTTGTCATAGTACCATAATTAAAATAATTGTCAACAATTATTTTTTTCGTAGCTTTAATCCCAAACGGATACGCCTACGATTGCGTCTCTTTCTAGAGCCAATCTTACGTCTGCCTTTGTGCCCCTTCCTTTTCAAGTCAGCTTTACTCATTGCATTTTATAGAGTCTTCTACTTTGCTACAATAAAACTCTCTTGCTTTTTGTTTCATTTTATTTTGTCTAGTTAATATCTTTTCTTTTTTAGAAGGGTTGGGGTCACCTTCCAAAACCGTATCAATAACTTTAACTGTTTCTCTTGCGACCATAAAGGCACACCCATTTAAACTGAATAGAAATAATAACAACATTATTATTCTCATTTATTTTTTCGCGCCTCTGCCAAACTTATTACATTATCCACCACTAAATCTGGGTGGGGTTCCCTTATAAAATCTTCCTTCAATATAGCTTCACGATGATCTGGTTGCTCGGAACATACACCTCTAAACTTACACCCACCATAGTTACCACACGATGTAAAGTTAGCGGGGTAATATTGATTGGTGCTATATGCGTCAGCTAAAGACACAGCATACTGACAATCATGATACCATTCTTTGATAGAGTCGGGTGATACATTGAATATGTTTCTATTAAAACGGCAGAAGTTTGCCGCTGTTTGTACTGCGTCAACAATAAAGCCTGCAATATTTAAACCTAACATATGTCTCGCCGCCCATATGTAAGCATAGATCTGATTGTTGGGTTCAAAAT